TTGAGGTTAATAAAGATGTAATATGGAAAACAAAGGCCCACTAGATGAACACTTTGATATTAACCCTAACTCAGCAATGCCCAAGGGTAGCGAGGATGGTCAAATGATTTACGATGTAGGTGTACGCCTTGCTTGGAAAGTTAAGAAGGGTAACGGACACTCCAACATCTATAAGGGGACTGCTTCTCATCCATTCCAAATGGTAACTAGAGCAAAGTCCATTGAGCATATCAACAGGAACCCTGAGATGATTGCTAAGATGATGGCCTTTAACGGCCTGACAGGTAAAAAAATTCACGACTTCTATGTACAAGAGGAGTTTTATAGAAAGGAAATCAGCCGCTCCTTTACACATAAAGAGAGTGACTACGAGAAAGAATTTGGTAAATAATAAATAGAGAAAGTATGCAGAAATTAATTTACACGGCCAACGAACTGAGAGACTCGTTGACCACACTCCGCCACGAAGGAATCAAGAAAGGTGCTTGGACAGGATTCAACACCCTGTTTGACAAGTATTCAGTTAAGCGTGGTTCCACCACATACCTCTACGCAGGAGCGCACCAAGGTAAGTCGCAGTTTGGGTTTGAACTGATGATGAACCTAGCGCAGTACAGCGGATGGAGGTGGGCAATCTACTCGCCTGAGACAGGTTCACCAACTGAGGTGTTCGCAGAACTTATGTGGGTCTACCTTCGTAAGCCGTTCCTAGTGAACGACAAGGTTACTGCTACCGATGAGGAGACTGAAGCAGCGTTGAAGTTTATTAACACGCACTTCTATATCATTGACTCAGGACTTCAGGACCTGACCATTGAAGGATTCTACACAGCAGTTGAGAAGATTGAGCAGGACAACTTCATCAAGATTGATGGTTGCCTTGTGGACCCATTCACGGAAATCAAGACTGATGTTTCTCAGGGTGTTCGTGATGACATTGCAATCGGACAAATCCTAACCAAGGTGCGTAAGCATTCTGCGGACAAGGACTATCACACGATTGTAACCGTACACACTAAACACCAACAAGCCAAGTACAAGAATGGTGTACCATATGTAGACAAGCCAACGATGAATGACATCGCAGGTGGTATGCAATGGAGCCGCAAGGGTATGATGGTTATCAATGTATGGCGTTGCCCATTCGGATTAGAAGATGGTAACGGAATACCTTACGAGCCTAACCAAGTTGAGATTACAGTTGTTAAGGCCAAGCCTAAGATTGTAGGGAAACTTGGTAGCGTTACCCTGTACTTTGACAAGTTGTCTAACCGATACTACGAACTAGATGAAAAAGGAAACAAACGATTTGCTTACGCTCAATAGTCTGATTATTGAACGGAAGGTGGCCTTCGCCAATTTGGTGAGGGCCTACCTTAAATTTAATGTATCCTCCGCCAAACAGGTGGAGGTTGCACAGTCCGAAAACAATGATGTGTTTATCGTGATTAACGACAACACTTTCAAGTTTGATGTTTCTGATTATACAGGAGCAACGGAGAGGTACATCTTCTACAACCCTACCAATGGAAGGATTGTGATTCAGAACGGAGATGTTAAAAAGATTTATAAACTAGAAGTTAACCTTTACGATGAGTAGGGTATATTTGAGTTATGAACACTAAAGATTTAATACTTGAAGTTTCAGGAGAAGTCATTGACCTCCTGTTAGAAAAGAACGAGGCTTATGGCGATTCAGCCGTAAACCCTGCAAACATATTCTCGCAAGGGAATGCTGTTGATAGTTTGTGCGCTAGGATTGATGACAAACTTATGCGTATAAAGAGCCGTGGTATCAACCCTGATACTGAGGATACCGTACAAGATTTAATTGGCTACCTGATACTACTCAAGGTGGCTCTAAGAAAACAAAGATGAGCCTAGAAAAATACCTCTCTAAATCCATTGAACTTCGTGATGACCGAGTTCAGCATTGCCTCAACCTAGGTAAGGAAGGGGAGGAATTATTCCGCCAACTTACCAACGCAATCAAGACTGATGTCGCTGAAGATAAGCAGCACATTGACTTTGATTGGGAAGGTAAGAAGATTGATGTCAAGGGGTTGAAGCCGATGCACAAGAGTGGCTTTATCCTACTTGAGTTTATAAATGTTTGGGGACACCACGGATGGTGCGCCAAAGAATCCAAAGCAGAGTACATCGCCTTTCAATTTCCTGAAGCGTTCTATGTCTTCAAGAAGGATGACTTGCGAAACCGAGCCATAGAATTATGTGAGCCTTACAGCGAGGATGCTGTATGGCGTGAGAATAGAATCAAGCCCTACGATGGCCTTGGCCGTTGGCTAGGTCGCTATAGCAAAAAGGATGTGTTTACATATCTGAGATTCGTAGATGTTGAAGACCTGATATATGACACAATCAGAATACAATAACACAATAAGAATTGAACTCCCAAAGCCACCGAGCCTAAACAAGATTTATGCAGGAAAGCATTGGGCTGTTCGCAAGAAATATAAAGATGATTACAAAGCAGAGTGTATTAAAGTTCTTGAAGAATTTGATAAGTTTACCGCTGAGGGTTTTGCGTTCTCTATTCACTACAATTCTCGCCTTGATATTGATAACGGGATTTTGGTTAGCAAGTTTTTGGCGGACACCCTCGTTAGTGAAGGTATTGTTCCTGATGACAATCCGAAATATTACAAGAGGGTTAAAATCACTTACGATGAGACTCTTCCGAAAAACACCTACATCGTAGATATACACCTAAAAGGATTTAATTATGTTAGACAATAGAAACTACCATACTTGTAAATTAATTAAGAACCGCATTGACCTATATCTTTATGAGATGGCCAAGTTGTTTTGCAATCTAGGTTCGGACTCTACGATTGAGGAATATCAAGAAGCCTACAGGAAAGAGAACGAGTACATAGATGAAATTGCTAAACTAGACCCTGAAAAGGCTCGTTCAATTAGACCTTATGCCTCTTGATTACACATACGAAGAAATCACAAGTGATGAAGCAGACTTCATTATCAGTCTTTACGAGGTTATATCAAGACTTGTCCGTGAAGGAAGGTCAGTTACACTCGTGGGTTTGGCTTATGAACTCAACATCAAGACCTCAGAACTTTCAGATTATCTGATGCTGATTACCTCTATACTAGATAAGGTTGAAGAAGAATATCAAATACAACAAGGCTTTCGTTGAGAGTGAGGCAGTAGCCTCCGCAAAACAAGGTAGGATTACCGAGTACTTGGGTGAGTTCATTTTAGAACGAGCCGAGGAAATATCTAACTTTGCTTTTGTTACCAACGGAAACCAAGAACTACGGCAGTCTCTCATTGATGAGGCTGTTATGCGTGTGTGCCTAAAGTTCCTAGACTACTACAAAGAAGGCAAGAGCGCAGCGAACCTTATCATATCAATGATATACTCCACAATGACCAACAAGATAGTTTCCCTGAAGTGGCGTGATGTGTATGGAGAACGAAGAAAGGGAAATGTATGCGTTATTGAAAACGGAGAAAAGAAATTTAAACTAATGAAGTATACTCGTGATGAGTATATAAGCCAAAAACTATGATTGAGATTTATGAAGGTTGGTTTATTGCAATTGGGATGGGTTTTTTATTTGCCTATCTTTTTGTGTTTGAACCATACGGATGGATTATAGAGAACATCCTGCCGTATAAGCCATTTAATTGCGTTCTCTGCTTGTCTTTTTGGTCGTGCCTAATCATCTATACAGCGATAGATTTGAACCCATTACACGCCATTTATTCAAGTTTAGTTGCGGAACTAACTTATAGAAAGTTAATCAATGAGTAATGTAAATTATAAAAGCGACCAAGTATTTTTATATTGGGACGAACCTTTTACTAATTCTAACTCTATTAATAATGATTCCAACACCGATGAAGACCGAGACTAAATATCAATTCGTTAAACGCTGTAAGGAACAGGGAATTGATGATGCGATGGAATGTCTCAGGACTTGGATTAAGGAAGCAAAGAAAACTAAACAGGTATGATATTAAAGAAATCCGCAAGAAAGATAGATAAGATTATCTTGCATTGCACAGCGACCCCTGAAGGTCGTGAATCAGATGTTGCCGAGATAACTCGGTGGCATAAAAATCGTGGGTTTGCTACGATTGGCTACCACTACCTAGTCAAACTAGATGGTACTATTGAAAATGGGCGCAGTATTCACGAAGTAGGCGCACACGCTAAAGGATATAATAGAACGAGCGTGGGTGTAGTTTATGTGGGTGGCGTTGATGATAACAATAAACCTAAAGATACTAGAAATGCAGAGCAACTTATGGCTCTAGCAAATCTACTTGATGCGCTAATGGAGATGTACCCTAATGCTACACTTCACGGCCATAACGAATTTGCAAACAAGGCTTGTCCTTCGTTTGATGTACAAAAAGAATATGATTGGTTAATCAATCCTGATAAATATACTGAACAATTAAAACAAGAAAAAGATGAATGATTTTGAATTGAGCGATAGTTTCGCTGATTTTGTAGATGAACTCGCAAACAGCGAGAAGAATGATAACGCCTGTAGCATTGACAATCCTGAATGCGAGGCTTGTGGGAGTTAATTATGAGCGGCTTATTAGGACTCTTAAAGGGGAAAGCAGTAAAGGAAACTGTGTCTGCGGTTGCAGATGTGGTAGACCAATTTGTGCAGAACCCTGCGGAAAAGGAGGCTGCTCGTGCAGCAATAGAACAGGAGATAAGCAAGAGATGGAACTCTGATATGAACTCTGATTCTTGGTTGTCCAAGAATGTAAGACCATTGACCCTAGCAGCGGTAATGATATTCTTAATACTGATGACTTTCTTTGAAGGATTCGGTATTAGTAATGTCAGCGAAAAATGGATAGGGTTATGGGAACTAGTAAGTTTGACCGTGATAGGCGGGTACTTCGCAGTAAGAAGCGTGGACAAAAGAACACGGATGAAATAAGATATTGCGAGATTGCGCCTGTTGAGTGCAACTGCCTAGGAAACAATTGCAAACAAAAAGGAGGACATTAGTCTTCCTTTTTTTTGTTATATAGGTTGTTCATCCTTTGGACCGTGTACACAATTGACAATATTAAAAGCACAAGTTTTAGTGCATCCTCAAGCGCAGAGAAAGATACCGCCAATGTAGTAGAATTTAAAAAGAATAATTTTAAATCATTGTGGTCCATTACAATACTGATATAGAGACAAAGTTATTGTAAGCGGTTAAGTTACCTGTAGAAGCAATAGAAAATGCTGCCGAGCCATTCTTCATTCCTGCATCAAGAATAGGAATGGTTATTGTATGAGTTATTGGTCTTCCTTGAGTTCTTGTCTCATCTGTTACAAAAGAAAATTGCTTGGTGCCGTTATCAGTTTGGTGGCTAAACCAAATTGTAAAGTCGTGAGAGTGCTGAGTAGTAGGTTGTAAAGAAGTCTGTAGTGTTATGGAAACAACTGCGCCTACAGGTAGAGAAGAAAAATCAAACAAAGACCCATTATACAAAGTACCTGCGTTTGAAGATGTGTTAGAGCCTAATCCATCATTTACTAATGTTGATGGTGTATTTGCTGATACCGATTGAGGTCCATTAAGTGTGTTTTCCCAATACTCAATTGTTCTTGAAGAACCACCACCAACAGGGTGGTAAGTCGCTACACCACCATCAACAACTTTTACATTGGTATCGTGAGTGTCTTGATGGAACTCAATAGAGTATGTTTTACCATTTGAAACAACAGCGTTGCTTACATTTACTTTCTTGGGGTCTTGCATTATTCGCAGGTATCGGTGTTAATATTTTTTGGGTAGTACACAGCACCTTGATAAACATCATTGTCATCAAACAAATCGTTAGTACAGGCATCTGCTGTCGCAATATCTTTTAGAGCCGTAGTACTCTTAATTAAATCTACAATACGAGCATTGATATATTTTGACTTGCTGTCAATTTGAGAAATCAATGTGTCAATAACATATTGGTCCTGTACGGACTCTTCGTTCTTAGTATTCGCTGCACCTGTTCTCATAATAGAAACAGTCGCTCTAGCGGCATACATAGCCAAACTATATTTTACGAGTTTAAACAACTCAGTCTCCTCAGTAGTGAGTGCTTGGTCAAACACTTGACCTTCCAAGTGTTCATACAAACAAGTTCCCAACAAATCCTGAATAGATGTGTATTGTTCTAGTTGAATAATAGACAACAAGGCTGCTCTATCTAACCTCTTTGGTAGAGGAAAGTTTTGGTAGAGATAGTTGTCATCAATAAAAATTACCTTAACCATTTGTTATATCGCTTGTGTTAGCACCTTTGATGCTTTCAAGATTAATCTCTTCTTCAACTATACCGAGTTCCATTTTATCGTATCCGACAGTAGACATCACTCGGTTGATTCCATCCATTATAATTTCCCTGTTAGGTAGAGTTTCAGTTGCTCTAAAAATTTGGTATGCGGTAACAAGTTCGTTCCCTGTGCCGCCCAACTTACCACTAACCATAACACCAAATAGTGTAGGGCTAGTAATGTTATGAGCAGTAAGAATTTTAGCATCATTTAATCGTGAGAGGACATCTATGGTTTTATCTAAGTTCGCAACATCAAGCGGTGTAAACTTAGGTGCATCCTCATCCTTTTTAACCCAACTTACAATGAAGTTATCCGCTTCAGGGCCTGTGAAAGACTCTTTAAATTTAAGGTACTCAGCAGCCTTTTGCTCGGCTGACATATTGCGACCAATGAAGGTAGCGAGGACTTTCGGTGTAAACCCATTTTCGGCAGAGTTCTTAATGTGCTTACCAAATTCAAAGTCAGATGCAATGTAGTGATAAGCAGAGATGTAATTAGGGACTCCGTAATAAGGGTTCCCGCTATAAGGGTTAGCGATATATAGTATAGCCTCTTTAGAAGATTTTTCAAATTTACTGAAAGCCTTGATTCTTCTTGGTTCATTATGCTGTACTGAGTTTGCTCCGTATCCGAATGTTCTTCTTACAATGTAATGTGTTACCTCGCCTTGTGCATTTGGTTCCGCTGCACGAACGCCTTTAGGGTCTAGAGATTTGAACTCTAAGATTTTGCTACGACCTGTGTTCCAACGAACATAAAATGCAGCAGCACCCTTGTGTTCATATTGGAATG